AACCCCCCCCCTGGCCCCCCCCCCCCCCCCGATAAACGCATCCCGAACTTTGCCGGAATACTCGCAGGCAATTAATATTTTCATTTCTTCACCTTCACAGGCAACGCCAGTCTGCACATTCCAGTCCGGCAACTGGGCGCAGTCTTGGACTGGCAGACGCCCAAGCGTTCGCAGATTGCTTTTTGTGGTTTGAGTGGCACCCAAATTGTTTTGTAGACAGTCACCCCACAACCCTCGCGCCAAAGTCCTTGCGAATCTCAGCGATCAGCGGGTCGCCACTGGTGCAGGCGGTAGAGTTGGCCAGCAGCTCCCTGCTTCCCCAGACGCCTTCGTTTTCAGGGTCGCCATTGGCAATATTCACGCCATTGACCTCATAGACAGCGGTGAACTCGTCAGGCCCGTCCTTGCGCTTCCAAGGCACCAGGTCAGGGTGCAGGACGTGCGCCTCGCAGCCGGTGCGCTGGGTGTCCAGCGGAATGATGTCGTCCCACTTTGCGCAGTGCCAGGTCGAGTCTGACAGCGGCGTGGCCATCGCGCAAGTGCGGCAGTTGACATGTTTGGTTGTCTTGCTTTGGTGACAGAACTCGTGCGCATCGCAGAACTTGCACTGATACCAGCTCGCGTCTGAGCTGATCGGCTCGGGCATGCGGTCAGTCAGGGCAATGCGCTGGCCTCGAGCAATCGCCTTGCCAGCAACCTCTTTGTCCAGCTTCACACGCTCGGTATGGATGCGGTCATCATCTTTGCAAACAGCCAAGTAAAGCGCACGATCAATGCCGGTGCCTGCCATGTAAACCTGCATCTGCACGAAGTGCTCGGGCTTGGACTTCTCCACGCCATCCTTTGCCAGGGCATCAAACGACTTCTTGGAATGGGTTTTGAACTCGGCAATGTGCTTGGCCTTGGGCGCCTCGGGAACGCCTTTGTCAATGATGGCGTCCAGCGAGCCAGACACGTGGCTGCCAAAGTCCACCCGATGCTGGCTTGACACCTTGCGCACGTCCACCCCGATGGCACGCAGGTCGGAGATAATATTGGTTTCCTCCTCGTGGCCCCTGCGGAAAAGGCGCAGGATGCGGCCTGAGAAGGTCGGCTGCACAGCCCAGCGGAAGGACAGCCAAAGCCAGCGGTCACACACGTGGCCCAGCGTACTGGCCCCGAGGTGAGCGCGTGGCACTTCAGGCTGCGCTTCGTGGTGCTTGTCAATTAAAGCCTGGATAGTATTTACTGCTTCTGGAATTTTCATAGGGTTCTCCTAAAAAAGGTGGGGGAACTTGCCTCATTAAGCCTGGAAGGTGACACAGAGCTTCCCGATCGTGGAGTACGCGTTCCCCCGAAAATTACTTCTTGGACCAGGGTGGCGCGGCTTTTGTAATGCGATTTTCAGTAGGTTCTGCTGATTTAGGCTTGAACGGTGCAACAGCCGCAGGCGCTACGCTGCCGGTCACAGATTTAAAAGCCTTCACCTCATTGCTGGCGCCGTACTGCTCGTCGTTCTTCACTTCCAGCTTGATGCTGATCTGGCCACCGATGAGCTGGTCGGTGTCCGTCACCTTGGCCAGGCCAATGGAGCGCATGATGTCGCCCAGTTGCTGGCGGCCGATCTCCTCGGCCTTCGGGTTTGCGTTCTTGATGTTCAGGTTTCCGAACACAACGCGCCCTTGGTGGCTCGGGCCGGTGATGTCGTAGCGCAGTTTGATGTACTGGCCATTGTTGGCCTTGGTGTTCTTCAGCTCGGCCTGCGAGATGGTTGCGATGTACCAGCCAGCAGGCAAAGGCTCAAAATTGCCATTGCCCTGAGGCAGTTCATTGACGTTGAATTCTTGATCGAGGAAAGCCATGATTTAGTCCTTTGTGATGATTTTGAAAGAAGGGCGGCCAGGCTTGGCCGTGATTGCTGCTGCCAGCGGTTTGGTGATGATCTCGTCGGTTGCCTTCCAGATCGCCATGTTGATCTCAGGCTTCCAGCGGAACAACTTGGCCAGGTGCTCGGTCAGGCCGAACTCGGCGGCCAGCTCCTGCACCTTGTCGCCGTCAACCTTGCGGTCAATGCGGCCAGAGATTTTGACCACAAAGCCTTCCGGCTCGGCGGTCTCGGTGCCCTCGAAGTTCTCAGACATAGCCAGCAGCTTGACTATCTGGTCTTCAATCTTGCGGCGCTCAGTCGTGGCTTCTTCTTCAACAGCCTTGAAACGCATCCAGTCAGAGCTGAGGGTTTTCAGGTCAGGCTGCATCATGACTTGCCACCGATCTTGGCAATGATTGCACCGAGGTCAGGCGCCTCCCAGGCTTCCAGCTTGCCACTGCGATCCTTGGCCAGCCACAAACCGTCCGAGTCGCACATCAAGGCACGCTGGGTGACGCCTTCGCCATCGCGCTCGACGCGCAAGGCCAGCACTTCGTCGAAGAAGTAGGGCAGGCCTTGGGTCAGGCTCTTGCCTGGCATGCCAGGGTTATAGAGCATCTTGCCCATCTCGTCGGTGGACTTCTCCAGCTTGGCCGACATGAACACATGCTTGCCAGGCAAGTCACGGAAAGCGCGAATCAGCTCTTGCATGGTCGAGTTCATTTCACCGTAGGCAGCGCGGCCATCCTTGGACTTCTTCATTTCGTGGTGGAGCACCACCTCGGCCACTTCCGAGATGCTGTCCAGCGCCACCGACTGGAAGCCTTCGGCCTCCTTGCTGTCCTTGCACCAACTAAATGCCTCGCGCAGATCGTCCATTGAGGTGATCTCGATGTAAGGCAGGTCTGCGTCCTGAATGGACAGCAAGCCACCTTCGGCACTCAGAACAATCACATTGGGCAAGGTTTGCACCAGCGTGGTCTTGCCTGCACCCGCTGCGCCGTACACCAACAACTTCACTCCGTTGGCGGTCAGGCCTCCGGTCGATTTCAAATTGATAGCCATCTGGCTCTCCTTCTGTTTGCACCACTGTCAGGGAATCTGTTTGTGGTGTGCTTGCATCTTAAACCATTTTTTAGGGTAAGATATGCACATCGCAAAAATAATTTTGCACAAAGGAGAAAATTATGATGACCCTCGAACAAATACGCCATGCCCTTTATGATCGTATGCCCATGAAGGTGGCAGATGCGACAGGCATTCACTACAACACCATTCGCAAGGTGCGCGATGACCCCAAAGCCAACCCAACCCACAAAGTCTTGCTGGCCCTCTCCACGTATCTGGAAAGCCGCAAGGTGACACATGGCTGACCTAACCACCGTACTGAATGGCCCCTGGGCGCCACCACCAGAGAAACGGGTCGCTCCACCAGAGGCCCAGCTCATTGATGCAATGCGAGCTGCAGGCTTGGAGCCACCGGAGGAAATCCACTTTGACGGCAAGATTCACAGGTTCCGGTCAGGCACCAAAGGATCACCAGGCCACGGCGACAAGCCTGGCTGGTACTTGGTCTTCGGTGATGGCATTCCAGCAGGGCGCTTTGGCTGCTGGCGCGCAGGCATGGAGATAACCTGGCGCGCAGACGTTGGCCGCAAGCTCACCGAATTTGAGGAAATGGCCCACGCCAGGCGCATCAATGAATCCAAAGTCTTGCGCGAAGCAGCCCAAGAACGGCAGCATCAAATAGCGAGCGAGACCGTCGAGAAAATCTGGCTCAGTGGCGTGGCAGCTCACCCAGATCACCCATACCTAAAGCGCAAAGGCATCCAAACCCACGGCGTGCGCACTACAGGCGATGGACGGTTGATGGTGCCCCTTTATGACCAGGACGGAACACTCAGCACCCTGCAATATATTGACGAGCAAGGCGGCAAGCTCTACCACCCAGGTGGCCAGACTGGCGGCAAGTTCTGGATGCTGGGGACAATGGACGAGCCAGGCACTTTATTCGTGGCCGAGGGCTTTGCAACGGCAGCCACCATCCATGAGGCCACCGACAGGCCGGTCGTGGTGTCTTACAGCGCCAGCAACCTGGTGCCGGTGACTGGTACGCTGCGGGAAATGTACGGAGCAACCCAAGACCTCGTGATCGTCGCAGACAATGATGCTTCCGGTGTCGGCCAACGCTACGCCGAGCAGGCCAGCGCCAAGTTTGGCGCACGCATGGTTATGCCTCCGATTCTCGGTGATGCCAATGATTATGCCCAAGCCGGTCATAATCTTGTAGGCCTGCTAATCCAACAGACCGGCACAGCGGTGATCGACAAGTTAAAGGTGGTCTTTGGCGACCAGCTCGGCAGCGACTACGAAGCCCCCGACGAGCTGGTTGAAGGCCTGATGACCATCGGCAGCTCTGTGGTGGTGTACGGTGACAGCAACTCAGGCAAGACATTCTGGGCGCTCTCGGTGGCCACAGCCA